GGCCTTGTCTTTTTCCGTAGGCAGCGGCTTTGCCACGGCTCTCTTCAACCCTCCCTTGCCCAGTATCGCTCTCAACTTCACCTGCAGCGCGTCGAGGTCTTTCACGCCCAACTGGGCGAACTCCTTGCCGGCAATCTTAGGGTTCCTGCAGAAGTCGTTGATGCGCTGCCAGTCGGTCGTGTCGATACCGGCCTGCTGCATCAGCTTCAGACAAAGGCTGCGCTTCTTCTTCAGCTGCTCTTTCCAGCCTGTACGCTCTTCCAGAGAGGCGCACATGGCATCGTACTCCTTACGCGTCATTTCCCTCAGATGGGTCGTCCTACCGTCGGTGAAACTCGACACAAGCATCGCCTTCGTCTCATCACGGTCGGCAGTGTACAACTGGCCAAGTAATGCGTAAAAACGGTGATAATTAATCTCTTTCATAAGCGCATCGTCCTGATGGAAGTTTCATAATACACAGTCAGGCCGCACGTGCTCGCAATGTCATGCTCAAGCTTCGCACCCTTTGACTCCTCCCAGCCGTCCATCATACAGATGGCATCGCAGTCCAGCAGCATCTTCAAATCCTCTTTCATGTGCAAACGCCAGTCGGCACTGTCGCCAACACCACGGCGGTGAAGCACGTTGTCAAAAGGATTCACACTCTCGAAACCGCAGAGCTCACAAAACTCGGCAGTAGCACGGAACGCGGCCTTCCGCTCTTCCATGTCATGGTGCGATATCGCACCGCTGATGTAAATCTTCTTCTTAGTCATAATCTTTATTTTAAATAGGTTTGATGTTCACTTTCTCGGCAGCCCCAAGGTACTTGACCATCCTGGCAGCATACAATGGGTCGGTGGTCTCTATCACACGGCAGCCTTTCGTCTTCGCCATACGTAACGTCAGGTCGCACTCACCACTGTACAGCCAGTCGTCTATCACCATACCGACATTGTCGCCTTTCACTAATATCTGATACTTGTCCATAGCCTTACACATGATTGCTCGTTCTTAATACGCCTTCTTCCCACACGACGAAACTGTTGCCGGCATCGGGGTTGAAACGCCCTTGGCAGAAGGCTCTGAACCCCACAACCCTTACCTTCACACCGGCACGGTAGCGAAGCCTGACGGCGGGTTTCCCCAACGGCTGACCCTTGGCTTCCTGGCTTACAAAGATGAAACTCTTCTTCGGGAACGTCTCAAGCAGGGCTTTCGTCTCAGGCCATTCCCAGCCTGCGTCCTGGAACGAGTCCACGATGATGAACTTCGCACTGTGCCGCTTCTTCAGGCGCTCTGTCAGGTCTTCCACGGTGTCACTGGTCACCACACGGAACCAGCCCTGTTTCTTGTCAAGCTCAAAACGCAGCATACGCTCCTGGAAACTCTGGTTCAAGCCTTCCTCGTAACTCAGGTAGAGCACCTGCCCGTAGTGGGTCAGTTCGTAGGCCAGTTGCATCACGAAAGAACTCTTGCCGCTGGCAGACGCGCCGCTGATGAACCAGGTGGAGTTCTCCTCCGGCAAACCGAAGGATTCTTCCCACCTGCCACCCCACGGCAGCGTCTTGTAGGTCTTCTTGGCTATTTCTTTCGGACTGTAGGCTCGTTTCATATCTCTTTTTTATGTTCTATAATAAAAACTTTTCTGTCTGTAGGTGCTCCCCATTGAGGGTTTCCAAAGCCTACTCTCATGCTCACAATCTTTCTAAGCATCGTACGCTTGGTATAACCATAGCGGAAACGTACATGGGTGTAAGGTTTGAACGTGCGTTGTGGATCAATCATATTGGGATCTGGTCCTATTTCATTCCATGTCAGCCGACTTATCCAATAGGGTGTTATTTCACGATACTCTTCTGGCTTTTCCTCGCTTTCAGTCATATCGTACCACTCTTTCTTTAGCGGAAGTTCAAGTATCATCATGCTCCTTTCTTTAGTTTCTCAAAAGAAGTGCCAGTGAGTGCAGAGTCAAGCTCGCTTGAACTTTGCCGAACGCAGCCTTCTTTCAGCTTGCTAATCTCCGTATAGACTCGTCTCAAACCGCCACCGCTCCGTCGCACAATCTGACCGATATCGGTGCCCTCAGGTGCATTCACCTTCGCAACGACACGAGCCTGCTCCAGCAGGAACGCCTTGCGGTCGTCTTCATGGTCGGGGGTGACACGGCTGTACTTGCCGCCATAGCGGGAGAAAATCTCGGCATACCCCACCTTCTGGTTCTCCACCATCCTGTCGATCTTAGCCCTCAGTCCGTCGGCACCCATCATATACCACCCGCAGCACATCTCAGTGGCGTTCCACAGGGCTTTCAGTTCCAGGAAGGCCTCATACTGCAGGTCTCCGGCTTCATCTAAGACCACCAGCGGACGCTCCATCGAGCGGAGGTAATAAACCAAGTCTTCGTAGGTGTCCTGATACTTGCCTGTCGCACCCACACCGAACTCCTTGGCGATCTTCCGCACCAGCGCACGCTTCGTCTTCACCTGGCTGCAGTCGATGTAAGCCGCGTTCCGGTGTTCCTTCACGTACCACCGCGCCGTGTACGTCTTGCCAATGTTTGGAAGGTCGCACAATATCACGCTCAGGCTGCGCTCCTGGCAAGCCTCCAACTGTGTGGTGATATAGTCGAAGGTCGCGGTCCTTGCGCCCTTCCACTCGATAGAGTCGCGCAGGTTCACGTCCAACCTCCGGGCAATGTTCACCCAGTTGGCATCACTCAGGGCCTTCTCTGTCTGACCCTTCTTCAACATGTTATACACGCTTGCGGAAATGCCCAGCGCAGCAGCGTGCTTGGCGTCGCTGGGATAATTCTGGCGGTTGGCGGCTATCGCCTCCACAATCCGCTGTCTTTGCCAATCTTTAATCATATTCTAACGGCATTTTAATGATATCTTCTATATCCTCTATATCCTCTATATCCTCTATAGCTTCTAAATATCTCCTATCGGGTCAAAATGCCCATGAACCTCATTAAACCCATCAGACACTTGTCCCGTCTCTTGAGATGCCATCGCAACTACCTCCAGTTCCTCAGGTTCCGTATGCTGCGACGGTGTCGCAGCACTCTTCATCACACCCACCTCCTCGATAGCGTGCTCCTTCACCCATTTCCCGAACTTAGCTATCTTCTTCCGCTGCTCGATATAGTTCACGGTGTCCTCCTCGGTCTGCTCGGCCATCACACGGTTGTAGGTCTGCACACGCTCGCAGGTGTCAATATACTTGTCACCCTGGAACAGGTATATCTCCTCAGGTAAGGCACCCTCTCCTTCGGGGAGGGATGGGGAGGGGCTCAAGTAATAGGCGGTCACCTGGTAGTCATTCGGCCTGAGTTTCTCCAGCACACTTGTGTCACTCAGCCACCAGTCCTCGTAGCACACCCTCACCGTCGAGTTCCTTCTGATACTGGTCTCCACACGCTCACCGATATACCGCGCCAGCGTCAGCTTGTCAAGAGGCTGCAGGGTCGGGTTGATGCGCTCACACAGAACGTCCCACCGAGTCATGCCGGGGAACTTCTTCTGGTTGGGATGCAGCTGGTGGTTCCACTCATAACTGTCACGTCGGTCTTCTGCCACCAACTGGTCCCAACTGAAGTATTCCTTGTCCTCATAGAGTTCGTTGGTCTCGTCGCTCACCTTCTTAAACTCCTGGCGCCACTTGCCTTTGCCGTAGAAACGGCCAATGCCCTCGTGGTTCTTATGGATCACGCTGCGCTTCTTCGCACCGTTCAGGGGCTCGGCATACTTCTCCTGTGAGTTCTGAGGGGCACAGAAGTGAACGAATGGGAAAGCGACACCGGCTTGCAGGAAGCCGTCCTTGTACTGGGTCATCAAGTGGTTCTCCACCTCGATACCTGCAGGCATTCCCCAGCCTTGCTTCTCTATCAGGCGGAACATGTCGCGGAAGCAGTCCACCACCAGACCTTCGTCTTTCTTGCGGGCATACGAAGCACCGACCACGCACTGGCTCACCACATCGTAGGCATAGTAGGCATGGACGCGCTGCTTGGTGTCCTTCAGCTTTCTCGTCAGGTCCACGTCGTCCATCGTGATCTGACTCAGGGAGAAATCACCGCCGTGACGGTGAACGTGGGGCATCTGCTCGTGCATGAACGTGGTCCAGCTCATCAGCGAATGCTCTATCAAGGTCTTGTTGGCTGGCTTGTTCAGGTAGTTCGCAATGGTGCTCTCGCTCAGTTCCTTCGGCTCTCCGGTCTTCTTGTCCACAAAGTCATCGGGATTCATCAGTTCACCGGTCTTCGGGTCATAGACATCCAGCTCTCCGCAAACGAACATATTATACATCTCAGCAATGTTCGTATTGAAAGGCTTATTCGGAAGCACCGCCAGACCGAGTATCAGACGCTCGGTCTTGTGGTCCACCTTCCTTGCGCACTGGTTGCCGAACTTGCCGCTGATCAGACAGACGTAGCCGCTTCGCTTGTACTCGTTCACCTTCTGACGGAAACGCAACGTACTCGCCGGCAACGTGTGGCCGTACTCCTCGCGCAGGGCTTCAATGGCCTTCGCCATCTGTTCCCAGTTGTATTTGCCGCCAAACAGCTTCTGGGCGGTGGCAGCACGCTCATACAACTTGATGCACGTGTTCAGCACCGAGGCGTTCACCACATACTCCCTGATCTTCTCAGGAGGCAGGTCCCAACCGGCTTGCTCACGGCTGTGGAAAAAACACATCGCCTGCTGGTCAACCTCATAGTTCGAGCACACCCAACCCTTCAGGTGGGTCAGGTCGCCGTCGGGATAGAGGGCTTGGACCTTGGCTCTGTAGTCGCGTGGAAGACTTTCAACGGCAACAAGGGCATACTGACCGGCTGCACCACCGCCACGACGCACCACATCGATGCGCTTACGGTTCACCCAGTTCTGGTAGTTGGATTGGCTTACAATACCACCATCCACCAATTCCCTGGCGCTTATGCACAACCTGTTTCCGTAATACTCCATAGTCTTTACTATTAAATGTCCCCTATGTTGCGATGTCATCGCAACCTTAAAACACACTTGATGCCCTCATACAGCGGCACCATCAGAATGCCGTATACCACTCCCGCTGCCTTTTCAGCTACGGACATCTCATCAAGGCTCCACGCAAAGCTCAGCACAAACCACATGCACACCAAGCCAAGCACCAGCGCAACAGCCATCTTCAATGTCTCTGAATAAATCTTCTTCATAACTCCACCTTATTAATGTTATGTATGTCGCTATACCATAGCGACCCCTTATCTACTACCAATCTCCATACCGCCATACTGCGACTTCGCAACATGACGGATCCTGCGGGCAAGGTCAGTGTCCTTCTTGAAGTTCAACGCCTTGCTCACCATCTCACGGGTGCAGTGCATCGATGCAGCCAACTTCACTGCATCACCACGCTCCATTACAATCCTCTTCTTCATAATCTCTTTCTCCTTATTTTTAATAATGTATTTCTTGCATTTGTCGCTTTTTTTTCGTACCTTTGTACCGCGTTCACAATTTAAACACGCCGCAAAGATAGTGATTTCACACGAAACCACCAAATAAAAATCGAAAAAAATGATGAAGAGGACTCTCATTTTATAGCAAAACCCGCAAAAAACTCTAAAGAAGGCATCCCACTCATACCTCTCAGCGCAATGGCAGGGGCACTCAAAGGGGAACAAACAGTGCTCGAGTATGAGTGCGAGCGGTATGTGGTACCAGCATTCACCGGGGCAGACTTCCTCATGCCCGTAAAGGGGGACAGCATGAGCCCAACATATCTCTCCGGGGACATCGTGGCATGCCAAAGAGTACCCATGAGCGATCTCTTCTTCCAATGGAACAAACCATACGTCCTCGACACCAAGCAGGGGGCCATCATCAAACGCATCAAACCAGGATCCGACAAACAACACGTCCTCATCGTATCAGACAACACACAATACGACCCCTTCGAGCTCACATACTCGGAAATCTATGCCGTGGCCCTCGTCATTGGCATTATCCGACTGGAGTAGGGCACCCCAGATACCCCGTGGGGGGTGTTCCCCCCACCCAGACAAGCCTTCTGAACACCAAAAACCCTCTATTTATGGGGCTTTACGCCAGATTACACCCCCTTCAAACTTGCACGAAAAGTGTCAGTTTCCTATACTTATCCCCCTTTTTTTGGCTCGTTTCCCCCCCTCTATACGGTATGCTCGGGCAAGAGTTTTGAATATCCAGTTTTCCGAAAATGAATATCCAGTTTGAATAACCACCTGAATATCCACCTCCCATTTTCGTCCATTTTACACCCAGGGTCCGAAACACGGACTTTTCCGGACCCACCGCCTTCTAATGCCATCAGAACACTGTTCAAACGTGGGCACAATAGAAGCCCCACAGACGCGCTAAACGCCCACATACAAAGGATTTACCCACACACAAACAAAAAAGGCCACACGCGTAAACGTGCAGCCCTCTGTGCGTAAATCTATCGTCCCACGGACGTAAACGAATTT